ACCTTTTTGTTCTTCTTCTTCTTCCTCTTCTTCCACTTCTTCTTCATCAAAGAAGCTTATATCATTCTTTCCTGAAGGTTTTTGTTCTCCTTCTTCCTCTTGGTCATCTTTTTCAATTTTGATAACTTCAAGTACTTCTGCTACTTCGCTAGTCTCTCCAGTGCCTTCAATACCAAAAAAATCTCCTGAGTCTCCGTCCCATTGAAAATCTTGTAAAGCTGCACTTTTTTCCTCTTGTCCTTGGGTTGCTTTTTCTGTTGCCATAACTTTGTTCAAATTTAAGATTAAATATTAATATAATTCAAGTTCAAAACTTAACAATTTCAAAATAGTTCCTTATAGCTATTTTTAATTATTATGCTTTTTTAGGTTGAGAAGCTTTCTTCTTTTCTATAGCTAACTTCTCTTTATCGTATTCTTTATCGTGTTCAAATTTCTTTTCATCAAGGTTTTGTTTCCTTGCTTTTAAGTCAGTTTCTATCCCTTTTTGATATACTTCCATTATATCAGGTGTACCATCTCTATCCATATCTTTATCTTCATTAAATCCTAAAGATAGCATAGCTTGTTTCTGTAAGTCAATTTGACCTTTAGCAGCAACAACCATAAGTTCTGTTTCTCTATCAAAAGTTTTAAGCTCCATTTCATGTGCTCTTGCAGCTTGTTCATTTTTACCTTGCTCTTGAATAGCAGCAATTTGAGACTGTTGAACTTCTTGTCTTTTTCTTGCTTCAGCATCTTCAAGTTGCTCTTCAGCTTCTTGAGTTCCACCAGCTCTCACTACTTTAATAACATCTGATAAGTTGATAGACTGAGCTTGCATTGCAGCATGTGCCATTTGTTTGATTAACTCAATTGCTTCATGTGCTTTAGCTGTGTTAGAAATATAAAGCCCAAAAGTAGATGAATCTAATAATCCTGTATCAACAGTCAACATGTGTCTGCTCATATCATCTAAGGTATAAGCTAACATTTGATTATCGTTTTCTGAATAGGAAATTTTACATTGTTCTACTAAGGCAGTTAAAACATTTCTTTTAACGTGATTGTGTAAATCAAAATAAGGCTCAAGTATGTCTGTAGCTGAAGAAACATTTTGCTGTGTGTTTGCTACAGATGCTGAGGCAGCAATTCCTCCTAACATTGAATCTTCCAATCCAACTGATTTACCACACTGCTTGTCAATATAATCTGCAAGTTCAATATATTTTTGAATATCTGAAATCAAAGACATATTAATTTCTTTAGCCATATTGGTTACATCAAGCCCTTTGTTGCCTTCTTCATTAGGATTGACCCATCCAATTTTAAGAGCTTCAGCATAGTACAACCATTTTTCAATGTCTATCCCTGCTGACCTTGGTATGGCATTGATATTCATCAACATTAATTTACCCTTATCAGAAGCTAGGAGAAGTTCTAGTCTATACATTATAATGTTATAATAGTATTGCCATACCTTCATTCTATCCATAAGAGAAGTAACTTCTGAGTTAAGGTTGTCAAAAGATGCTCCATAATAAGGTAGTTTACATTTAAATAAATCATTTAAATCTTTAAATTGACCTTGAACAGGTCTCATAAAAACATAAACATCATTCATTAAATTGTAAGTTTCATATACTTCAGGAATCCATTCCCACTCAATTTTAACATCTCCTAGACTTTTATTGATTTTATAGTTCTCAGAAACTTGAGTTAATTTCTCTTCTCCTGTTTTAAGGTCTATAGAAGTTAAAAATCCAACTCTTCTAAGGTCTTTCCACACACTATGGAAAACACTAAGAACATTGGAAGCTTTATTTGTAGTTTCATTAAAAGTCCACTCTCCTTCATATATTTGAGCACCCCTAAGAGAATAGTTGTAAACAGAATCAATCTCTGAATCAGACAACTCCTCTCCAAACATTGTAATCACTTGAGAAGGAGTCATTCTATACTCACAAATTGCCCATTCTCCATCCTCAATAAAGTCAACATCAGGAGATTTATCATAGTCAAATCTAATTGGATTAGTGACAAGCATACCAGGTTTCCCTCTTACTTGACCTACCCAATAAACCATATCTCCTGAAAGAAGTCCGTGTTTTAATCCCTTCTCAAACTTTCTTTTTACATCTTGGTCTTGTTCAGTTATGTTTAATAATTGTTGCATAAGAGCTTCAGCAGGGTCTTGATGTTCCCTTGACATATATCTCTTAACTTCAGGAGGAGTCATTGTCTCCAATTCCTGTGCAATTTGCTGTTGGATTTGAGTTTGCTCTTCTTTAGTGAGTTCTCTTCCTTTGGTTTGCTCTTGGTATTTTAATTCAATCTGTTGTTTTATGGGTGTCATTATTTGATTTGAAACATATTGTTTAATCAAATCAAACTCTGCTGCTTCTTTTCGAGTAGTTGCTTCTTCATTTATTGCTAATACAGTATAGGAGAAAGGTCTCTTCATTTCCATACCTAGAAGTTTTTTTATTCTTGTAGATACTATATCTTTATTTGAGAAAGATGCAGGCAACTCTCCTGCTTGTGCACCAAAAGGTTTCACAACATATTCAAAATCTCTTACATCAATTATACCATTAAATAAATCATAATTTACTTTTTTTCTTTTATACTCTGATATTTGATTATTATATGTGGCATTTGTAAAAGCTAATCCTCTAATGTTATTGGCTCTATCTTTAAACCATTGTCCATCATGGGCATTTTTCTGTGCTAAAGTTAGCCTAACTCTTCTACTACTGTGGTCCATCTTTAAAAGTATTAATATACAAATTTAACTTAATTTCTTCTATGTAACAGCAAGTTTGCAAATTCTTTTGCAATTTCTGTCTGGGAATCATTTTCCCCATGTTCTTTACCTAGCTCATCTTCTTCTACTTGAAACAGTACTTGCATCAATGCCATAACCCTATCAAAGTTTCCTTTCTTATTGTAAAGTATCAACTCCTCTAACAATCCTATATCATAAATATAATCCATATTAGTATGTAAATCTCCATTCTCATCAAAGTCTCTTTCTTCAAGTAACCATTGTTTAATATATTTAGCCCCTGCATCTTTGAGCTTTTCATTCATGTGGCAACCATATATCCTGGCTACCTTTGAATTTTTAATATTCTTGCTAATTACCCCATCAGGTTGGGCAGCAAGTAAGTGTAGTTTTCTTCTTCTCTCAAAGTATTTCTTAACATCAGGAACTTCATTCTCATACATTATTTCAGCATTGTACAGTTCAGCCAACATTTCAGCTATTCTATTAACAGAGTCTGAAGTTGCAGGTCTTCCTATATAAGTAGCTACAATAATATTCCTAGAAGAGTTTCCTTTTTGAACTGTCTTATATACATAAATGGCAGCCAAAGAAAGTCCTGTAGTTTGGTCTTGTCTATAAGGGTCATACCCTATTTTGTACAATCCTTTGGGAGGATTTGACGGAAATTCAAATATAATAGGGCATCCTGTAAGGTCAGCCTCTTTCACTTTATAATGAATAATAGGATTTAATTTATTTACTAAATCAGGTTGAGCAAGGATTTTACCACTTTCTGCTCTTGAGAGATGAACAGGAGTCCCTTTAATAAGCATAAGTTTTTCTCTTATAACCTTATTTAATTGGGCTCTGAGTTCCACAATTGGAAAGTCATTAGTAGAAACAGTAAGAAAAGCCTCTGAGGGACAAAGAGCAAACTCCTGAATATGCTTTTGATAAGCTGTACTATTAGTGCTACTCTCAAGGATAACTTTTCTCCTACTGATTTCAAACTCTAGTGCTGCATTTAAATCTGAGTTCCCTTGCTTATCATAAAATCCTTCTAAATTCTTGTTTACAGGATGGAAAAATCCACACATAGATTGTGTTGCATCTTCATCCCAAGTATTTACAAAAGGCATTAGTCCATAGGCAACTGGGTTATAGAACATATCAGCAAAATCTACTGTACCTGATTCCATATCCCCACCTGTACCAAAAATAACTATCTGTCCTGTAATGTAAACTCCAGCAGTAAGAGCTGGTTTGATTGCTGCAAATGAATCTTTTAAGTTAGGGAAAGCCCCTGCTTCCTCTAATAGAACAAGTATTCCATCTTTACCCCTTGCAGCATCAGCATTATCCTTAAAGGTAAGGGCGAATACTTCAGACTGATAACCAGACTCAATATCCACCCCATTTATTTTCTTCCTAAAAGATGCCTTCTTATGGTCTTGTTTATCAACATAATCTCTTGATTTTCTCCACCCTGTAAACTCATTTAAAAAGTTCAAATAATCACTTGTCATACCCATTGTTCCCTTTGGATAAAGAAACTTCTTTTCAGAAGCCCCAATGATAATCTGAGCTTTTCTTTCAGTATTATAATAGTTAGCAGAAATTGCTCCATTCTTGTAACTATAACCTTTTCTTCTACTCTTCCCCACAATCATGTGAAAGCCACCCATTAAGAAATCAGGGTGGGGAGTAACTCCTAGTTTTAAATCTTTTAAATCATCTGGGTCAATACCATTTCTAGCTATTTCTAATGACCAAAAATAATCATAGTCTCCATCCCAAAAATCAGGGAATGTAGTAGTCTTTTTAGATGCTTTTTTATCTGTGGCAATTACAACTTGAATCTGACAAAAATTAAGATACATATAATGATGCCCAGTTATTCTGTGTCCATCAATCTCATATCCATCCTGACATCTTTTAAGTTGTTCTTCCCAATATGCCATCCATCCTGCAGTACCCCAATAGTCAGAACAAAAGTAGCCATACTTTGAAAATCGTATAGCTTCTTTTCTAAAAACAGAAGTGTCTATCCACTTTCCATCCTTATCCCTTATTGTTGATTTAACAGGTTTTCTTAACATTCTATCATCTTTTTAAGTCTTATAACTTCATCTCGATGATAGGCACATTGTAAATAATCTTCCTCAATTTCATATCTTTTCTTTTCCTCTTCGTGAAAAGAAATTTTATCCTTAATATGAATCAGTAAATCTAAATCTATCTCTATCATCTTAAAGTTATTTAAGTAGTTATATTTTTAAATCTATACAGTGTCTGTGCAATCAATTGACTAATTTCATCACATTGATTCTGAAGATAACCTTCAGTTAATTTTGCTTTCTCTACTTGGATTTGATTATACAAATCTGTAAAATAAACAATGGGCTCATCAATACAACAGCTAGCTTCAACTTCTATTTCTGTCAAAGGGAATATCCCCATATAACTCTCAATAAAAGCATCAGCTTTACCTAGTATCTCTTCATAAAAAGTACCAAAAGCTTCATGTCTTGCAAGAGTCTTATCCTTTTGCAACAAATGACTGATATGTGCATCTGTCCTAGCTTTCAATAATAAAGCAGGAAGACAACATCCTTTTTCCTTTACTTTTTCTTCTTTCTTTGCTGGTGTTACACCATCATCAAAAAATGATGCTAAACTTTTTCCTTTTGCTTCCATTTTTAATTAATTTTCAAAATGATTAATTTCCTTATTTCCAACAGTCTTCATACTTTCAAAAAGCTGTTCGTTTACTTTTTCTTCCAGTGCATTAAGAGTTTTCATAACTTCATAAGTATCTCTTAGTGCAGAAGTAATCTCTCTTGGCTTATACATTGGCATACCTGTCCTAACATTAATAGTAGCCATGTCAAATGTATTAAGCCAATCCATCATTTTTTCTGCCCCTGCTTTAGCAGCAAGGTAGTATTGAATAGTAGGAGAAGCCTCAACCCTCAATTTTTCATAGAGTTCTATGCCCTCCTTTATCAAAGAATCTTCTACAAAGTTAATATAATCTTCCTTATAAACTGCTTCCCCTACTTTTATCTTTCTAATCTCTTCAGCAAACCCTTTATAAGGATTGCTTTTCTTATAACTACAGCAAAATTCAATATAAGTAAAAGCTCTAATAGCTTCACTTTTTTCAACTATCTTGTCTCTTTCCCAAATCTCCTTATAAGGAGAAGTCATCAAAGCATGTATTGATGGTCTAACTATTGTTCCCTCTACTACGAATAAATCCATCTTCTGTTTTATAATTAATTAGTTCTCCTTTTTTCATCCACCAAACCAAGTTAGTTTTCTGGTCATACCCTGGCACACCCTTCTTAAATTTATCCCAATCTCTTTTATTCATCATAGCAGGATAGCAAGGATTATCACAAGGTTTATTAGCCAATTGCAAAGCAGGAGTGCTACACCCACAAAGAACACAACTCCCTTGATTGTAACAATCAGGCTTCATAGCATCCACTCTCATATAAAATTGCTCTCTTATGTGAATGGGCACTAATGGATAGAACCTCCTACTGTTAATAAGCCATAGTCTCACTGTGCCCACAATGTAGGAAACAATATTTTCTATGTTAATTGGTGCTTTCATTTAAGGTATGTTTTATGTATAATTTATAAATTTCTTTTGTTATATATTCAATAAAGTAAGCTTGTGGCTCATCATTATCTACATCTAATTTTATTCCTTTTTGATTGAAGATGGTGTTGCAAGCATGAACTGCTTCATGTGTAATAGTTCCTATTATCTCTATTTCAAAAATTTTTTTAAATATTTTTTTATGTCTTCCAACATTAATAATAATCAAAGTATGTCCACCTCTTTGTTGACTCAATCCCAAAACTGCATCTTTTTCTGTAAACTCTTGATTAAAAGACTTATTGATTTCTACAATATCCGAAATAAAATCTTCAGTGATTATAATATGCAATCTGTTCCCATAAATAGGAATGTTCAAACTAGCCGTTACCATTAAGAA